AAAGAGAAAATTTGAATGGGTAGTTTATGTAACTAACAGGGATGCTATTACTGATAAAGAAAGAGCTAAGAAAGCTTATATAGATCAGTTTGTAGTACAAGAAATACAAAATACTTCTAGTTCAGAAGAAGAACTTCAAAAAAGATTAGAAGATTTTCAAAGAGATTTAAAGAACTGGCAAGATACTAGAGAAATAGGAAGTATGGAACTTCTTAAATATCTATTTAACTATTTGAATATTAAGTTTAAATTTAATAGAGGTTTTGAAGAACAAATTATTACTGGTAAAGAAGTATTTAACATTGATGTCTTCAATAATAAACCAATATTTGAAACAGTTCCTGCTGAGACAATATACTTCTTAAAGTCTCCTCAAGATCCTTTTTATGAAAATTCAGATGCTTCTTGTCAATTAATATATGAACCTATTGGTAAAGTAATTGATAAGTATTATGAGTATCTTACTCCAGAAGATATTGATAAATTAAATACAAGATATGGAGGTTATCCTCCTTACAAATGGTATGGTCCTTCAGCTATGTGGACTAAAGGTGTTGATGAAAACACTGGAGCAGCTGTAGCTATGCCTATGCTTAATGGTGAAGACTTACCTGAAAATATTAATCAACCTAATTTATTCAAAGGTTTTTATGACCAAAGAGGTAATGTTAGGGTTATTCATGTTAGATGGAAAGGTCAAAGAAAAGTAGGTAAACTTACTTTTTATGATGAAAATGGTAATTTACAAACTGATTGGGTATCAGAAGAATATAAACTTAATCCTTTAACAGGTGAAACTATTGAATGGAAATGGATTACTGAAGTTTATGAAAGTACTAGGATAGCTGATGATATATTTGTTAAGCTAGAACCTAGAAAATTACAGTATAGAAAATTAGATAATATTTCAGAATGTTCTTTAGGTTATGCTGGTTGTGAAATAGATTTGTGTTTATATGACCTTATGAGAAACTATAACTTAAGGTATAATGCAGTTCAATATAAACTTAATGATGCCTTTGCTAAGTATATTGGTAGAGTAGCTAACTTAGATTTATCTAGTATTCCTGATGAATGGTCTCCTGATCAAATAGTATATTTTGCTGCTAAGATGGGTTGGAAAGTATCTGATTCATTTAAAGAAGGTAAAAAAGGTCAGGCTATGGGTAAACTTGCTGGAAATATGTCTAGTCAAGCAGGTGATATCCAAATAGGTGATGCTACTTTTTTACAGATTTGTAGAAAAGAACTTATTGAAATTGAGTCTGATATGGACAGTATTTGTGGTATACCACCTCAAAGAAGAGGAGAAAAAACTCCTGATGGTTTAGGTGTTACTCAAATGCAAATGCAAGCCTCAAGTAATATTACAGAACCTTATTTCTTTATACATGAAGAAGTTAAACTAAGAGCTTTAAGAATGCTTTTAGAAGCTGCTAAAAGTTGTGTTAAAAATGGAGCTGAATGGATTCAGTATGTTACTGATGATGCTTATATTAAATCTGTTAGATTAGATCCAGAAGTTATTTATGAAGCTGATTACAATGTTCAAGTAGGTTATGGTATACATGATGCTAGAATGCTTGAATCTTTAAGACAAGCTATAGGACAATCAGTTCAGACAGGTATGGTAAGTCCTACAATACTTATGGATATAGCTTCTAATGATTCTACAGCTTCTATTAAAAGAAAAGTTGAGGAGGCTGAGAGAGCTAAGTTGGAAAGAGATCAACAAGCTTCTCAAAGACAAATGGAGCATGAGAAAGAACTTCAAAGTCAACAATTACAACTTAAACAAATGGAGTATGAACTCCAGAAGTATAAAATAGATACTGAATCTAAAACAAGAATTTATGTAGCTGAATTACAAGCTTTAGGTTATGCTAATGCTGAACCTTCAGTTATTGATGAATCTGGAGACTTGGCTCTTAAACAATTAGCTGAACAAAATAAATCTCTTAAAATTAATCTTGACCATCAAGCTAAGATGAAACAAGAAGAGACTAAGACTAATCTTAAATCAAAAGAGTTAGCTCTTAAATCAAAAGAATTAAATGATAAGATGAAACTTGAGAGAGAAAAGCTTGATGTTGAATTAGCTAACCAAGAAAATGATATTCAAGTAGCACTTATAAACGCTAGAAATAGAAATAATGGTAACTAGTAAACAAGCATTAGCTAAATATGGAAAACCTGAATTAGAAAAGTTTATGGTTTTATGGGATGTACCTACTGAATTAGAAATAGGTGTAATTCCTAAAAGATTATATTGTAATAAAGATATGATTAAACCTTTAGAACAAGCATTTAAAAATCTTATTAATAGAGGTTATGTTATTGAATTAAAAACATTTGATGGTTGCTTTAACATTAGAAATAAAAGAGGTCTTTCAAGTCCTAGTTTACATTCTTGGGGAATAGCAATAGATGTTAATGCTGCTTGGAATCAATTAAACATGAAACCTAATCTTTCTCCTGGCTTTGTAAAATGTTTTACAGATGCAGGTTTTGATTGGGGAGGAACTTGGACTAGACTTGATGGGATGCATTTTCAATTAGCAAATATTTAATTAAAAGTCTAAATAAAAACATTTAGAGTATTTAATTTTTTTAACTTAAAATTAATCTTTAAACTAATCTATTAGCTATATTAATTTCAAAAAAAACTATTACAAATTCAATTATTATATAATATATAGTTTATAAATTTACATCATAAATCACAATTTAACATGTTTGACTTAAGTAAATTGTCAGTTGTAGACGACAATGAAGGAGCTTCTCCTGTAGCTACAACAGATAACAACACAGAACCACAAAAACAGGAATCTTCTGAAGATTCTTCTAAACAAATAGAAATTAATCCTAAATCAAGTAATTTGATTGAAGGAATTAAACCAATTGAAGATGAAGAATTTGAATCTTTTTTAGAAGAAAGGGAAAAAGAAAATCCTACTCCTAAACATGAGGGAGATAAGGTTAAAAAACAAGATAATGCTGAAGCCTCTGTAGAGGATACATTTAAAGCTTTAGCAGGTTATCTTAAAGAAAAAGAAATTTTTTCTAATGTAGATTTAGAAAATTTTTCAGGTACAGAAGAAGAGTTTATTGAAGCTGTACAACAAGAGTTCTTTGAAGGTCCTTTAGAATCTTATAAACAATCTCTCCATCCTACTTTAAGATACTTGATGGATAACTGGGAGGAAGGTGTTCCTCTTGATGAACTCATTAACATTACATCTAATGAAATCCGATACAATTCTATAGATGAGTCTAAAGTAGATGATGATGTAAATCTACAAAAAGCTATTCTTACAGCTTATCTCCGAGAAACTGCACCTAAATGGTCAGAGGAGAGAATTAACAGAGAAGTCAACAAAAAAGTAGAGTTGGGAGAGGTTGATGATGTTAAAGAAGCATTATCTGAACTTAAAGTTCTTGAACAGCAAAAAGCACAAGAATTAGTTGAACTAACTAAAAATCAAAAAGCTCAAGCTGAAAAAGAAGCTAAAGAAAACTATGAATCGTTTAGAAAAATGACTTTTGAGACAAAAGAAATTATTCCAGGTGTAGCTCTTAGCCAAAAAGAACAGGAGAAAATCTTTAAAGCTGCTACTACTCCTATTGGTTATATGGGTAATAGACCAGTTAGTAAACTTGAAGGTTTGCTTTCAGATCCAAAGAACGTAATCAAAATTAATTGGCTTTTAGAAGAAACTAAGGACTTGACTGATTTTTCTACACTTGAAAAAACCATTCAAACTAAGGTTAATAAAAAAATAGAAAAATTAATAGATAACTCTAAACCAACATCTGCTTCAGTGCAGACTCCAGAAATAAGTAAAAATTTAAATTCAATCGACTCTTTAAAGAGTATTATGTCAAAACTAAAAAAATAATATTAACTAATGGCAACTAATATTTCCGCTTTACAACTCACCCAAGCTAAAAGTTGGTCTGGTATGACCAAAGAAAATCACTTGGGGTATCTTATGGGTAGAGACCGTATTTTGTTTACAGAATTTGTAGATGAAATTATGGCTATCAACTATGCTGATGAATACAAAAAATTCCTAGGCCAATTCCCAGAAAGAACTCTTGATCAAGATTCTGAATACGAATGGTACTTGAAAGGTATCAACCTTCGTAACTATCCTTTGATTAATGCTTATACTGACTTAGCTACAGCTCAAGCAGGTACTCCTATAACTGCTGGTAACTTAGGTTTTGGTTTCTCTACATTTGTATTGGAATTTGATGTAAGAATGTTTGAAAACACTGATAAAATTGTTTCTAACAAACCTGAGATTTTCCAATTCCAAGTTGTACAAGAACCAGTATCTAATGGTACTAACTGGCTTTATGTAGTTAAACTTTGGGGTAGTGATCCAACTCTTACTATTCCTGTAGCTACTGAGCTTTTTGCTGGAGCACGTTTTACTAAACTTTACTCACCAACTGAACAAACTTTGTCTGTTAAAGGTGGTAATGTTAGCCACGATGGTTACTTTAAAATGTATAACAGGATGTCTAACATGCGTAAAATGTATGAAGCTCCTGGTAACATGATTGATATGAAAATCAATCAAGCTCAAAGAGTTAAATTTAAAGATCAAAATGGTAGTCTTCATGATTACTGGATGGATATGCTTACTATTGACTACTTGAAAGAGTGGGATACTGAGAAAGCTTTTCAATTGATGTACGCTAGATGGAATAAAACTGCTAATGGTACTTACCAACATGATGGTATCTCTGGAAACCCAATCATGGAAGGTTCTGGTTTCTATGAGCAAATTTCTCCTTCTAACGTGTATCAAAATACTTTGTGGGATTTGGATTATGTTACTGCTGTACTTATGTCCTTGTCTTACAATAAAATTAAACAATCTGACCGTAAATTCAAAATTTGGGGTGGTGAGGGAACATTCATTAGAATGCACTCATTCCTAGATCAAACAGCTCTTGTTTTCTCTAATAACAACGCTGGAGACAGGGTATCTGGAGCTAACAATGATTTGATGGTTTCTGGACAATTCAAAAGATATGGATGGTTAAATGGTATCCAATTTGAATTGGATGTTATGCCATTCTTTGATGATCCAAGAATTCCTTCTCAATTGTATCCAAACTCTAACCTACCTGCTCGTAGTTATGAGATGTTGATTATGGAAATGGGTAATGCTAAAGATGGTAAACCAAATATTGAAATTGTTAGACCTAAAAATCAACTTTCAAGAGAAGTTCACCGTTATATTGCTGGTCTAAGAACTCCTTATGATACTCCAGGTTACAGTGCTGCTGACCCAACTGCTGCTACTAGCTCTAAAGATGGATGGGAAATGCATTCACAAGCTACTGCTGGTATTCAAATTAACAACCCAACTAAGATTGCAAGGATTATCCCTTACCAAATCTAAGTTAAATATACTGCTGGTTGAGCTGTGGGAGGATGTTTTATTGTGGTTTTTCATTCTCCCCACCACCAGTTTTTAAGTACTAAAATCACAAAAACCACTGGATTTAAAACACACAAAATAAATAAAAATGCACCACAGATTAAAAAGTCTTCAACCATTTGGAGAAAACAAATTAGTTTACTTAGATGTAATTGCTAAACAAAAAGGTTCTGCTGAAAGTAAGAGCCATGAAACTCAAACAATTATCACTGGCTGCGAACATATTATAGGTTGGCCCATTGATTCTCAAACAGGAAGATATGTAGATATCTTTAAAGACGAGGAAGAAAGAAGGTTCTTTGAAAAAAAATTAGGTTTAAAAGAGGATGAGTTAAATGTGTATGCTGAAGCTGATAAGCTTAGGTGGCCTGCTCAAATAGCTAATCAAGTTAGGATTAAGAAAGATGGTATTAAATTTAATATGTCAAGTCCAATTGATTATATTAAATATAGACTATCAGCACTTTCACCAAAAGTAGCTTTAACACACTCAGAAGCTAAAGATAGAAAAGCTGAAACTGAATATGTATTTGTTAATATTGAAGAGAAAGCTCTTGATGAAAACAAAACACTTACAGTTAAAATGCAAGCTTATGATAAAGTTAAAAGTATCATTGAGAATCCTAAAAAGAAAGAAGCTTTGTATAAAGTTTTATTTGATCAACCAGTTCCTAAAAAATGGTCTGATGCTCAATTAACAAATAAAATTTTAACTGCTACTGAAGAAAAACCTAAACAAGTACTAGATACTTTAGAAGATTCTGATTTTGAAGTAAAACTTCTTATTCTAGAAGCTGTTCAAGCAGGAGCTATTGTTAAAGTAGGTACTGGTTACAAACTTGATTATCAAGATAAACAATCTATCATTGCTAATAATAAAAATTCATTGGTAGAATGGTTTAAAAATAAAGAAAATAACCCTCAAGTAATTACAATTAAATCAAGAATTAAAAAATTCCTTGGGGAAATAGAAGAAAATGATTAACTATGACTGTAGCAGAAATTGAAGAACTATTTGATATTACTTATGATAGGATAAGTTCAGGTGCAGCTCCAGGTTATACTCAAGCAGAGAAAAGCGTTCTTTTAAATATATCACAAGAAAACCTAATTGTACAAAGGTATAGAGGTACAGGTTCAACTGAGGGTTTTGAGCAATCTGAGAAAAGAATACAAGATTTAGGTAATCTTGTAAGGTATAAAACATATACTACTTTTTCTCCAGGTTTTTTACCAAACTCTTATACAGTAACATTACCTAATACTTTAATAGATGTTGGTCCTACTGATTTCAGTGATGTTTTCTGGTTTTCAATTTATGAAACATCTACGATTAATATTAAAAATTGTAATACTAATCAAGATAGTAGACAACTAGTTAGAGAAATCAATCATACAGAGTTAGATACTATGTTAGATGATTACTGGAACAAACCTTTAGCTGATAGATACATGTTTAGAAATAGATATGAAAATAGGACACATGCTTTAATTACAGATGGTACTTATCAACCTACTAGTTATACTATAGGATATGTAAGAAAACCTCTACCTATTAATCTAGCAGCAGCACCTACTACTCCAGCTTTTCCAGATATTTCTGATGAAATGCAAAGAGAAGTTGTACAACTAGCAGTTCAACAAGCAGTAAAAAGTACTGGAGATGATAGACTTACTCCATATACTCAATTATTAAGTCAAACAGAATAATAAAATTAAAAAAATAAAATGGCAAACATATTACAAAGATTAATAGCTGCAAATTACAGGAGAGGTTTAATAAAAGAACAAGATGCTTTGATTGTTAAAGCTAAAGATATTAATCCTATCATAGACATCCTTAATGGTAGAGCAGTTTTAACACCAGAACAAGGAGAAATTATAGTAGATGGTAATATCTCAACTTCAGGTTCTATAAGTGGTTCAAGTATAGTTCTATCTAAAGGAACTATAACACAAGGTACATCAATTACAACAGGTGTAACTGTAAATGCTAGTGCAGGTACTATTGTAACAGTATCAACTACTATAGCAGCAGGAGCATCAGCAGGTAGTTTTACAGTAACAAATAGTTTTGTTGAAGCAACATCTGTAATTCTTACTAGTTGTTTACAAGGAGCTACAGGTTCTTCTGTAGTAGCAAATGTTAGTAACATAGCAGCAGGTAGTTTTGATATAACTCTAACTAATGGTGGTGGTACTACAACTTTAGCTGCTGCTGTAACAATTCAATTTTTAGTAATTTAATAAAAATAAATATTAAATAAAAAACAAATTTACAAACAATCTTAAAATTTAAAATAAAATGGCTTTAGCTGCAATTAAACACGTTAAAAAAATATCTATTGTTCCCAATGTAGCTCATACAACAGCAACTACTATTGCTGGAATGTCTGCTAACCAAGTTGCAATTTGTGATACTGCTGGTAATGTACTTACTAACCTTACTGCTGGTAATGTTGATGTTATTAGAATCGTTAAAACTGGTTCTGCTGGTCAACCTTTGAATATTCTATCTTTTGAACTTGATAAAAGAGGTCTTCAAGTAGCAACTGCAAAAGGTTTTATAGCATCAACACTTACTGTAGGTACAATTGGTTTTGATGGTACTTCTGGTGCTATTGATGTAGTATCTGATAATGAATATGTAGTAACTACTATTGATAGAGATTCTCCTTCATATGGTACTACTGGTTATAGAAGAATTGGCTATTTTGCTTCTGATTCTTCAGCTACTGAACAAGAAATTGCTGATGGATTAGTTCTTAACTTAGCTGCAAACTCTGAGACTCTTATTGCTCAACCTTATAAAGCTGAATTGCTTTTATCTGGAACTAGATCTGCTAGTGGTTCTGCTGCTCATAGTTTTATAAATGGAAGTAGATCAGTAACTTTTACAGGTACTACTAACTTTGTAGCAGGTGATTATATTGCTTTAGCTGCTACAGTTACTACTGCTGTATGTTATAAAATTCAATCTGTAGCTACTGGTGTATTAACTTTAGAAATTCCTTTTCAAGGAACAACTGTTACTGTAGCCACTGGTGCTATTAGAATTTCTTCTACCAATGCTGCTGCTGGTAATTTTGGTATCAAATTGACTGGTCTACCTCAACCTTTCCCTTCTGTTGATACTGCTGCTGCTCAAGAATTTTATGTAGCTCGTTTCCAAGTAGCTACTCAAGGTTTTGGTGCTACTCCAGTAGTTGTTGTTGAAGGTAACAAAGGTTCAGGTGCTTCTGCTGAAATAGCTGTAATTGAAAGATCACTAGTTGGTGAACAAGGTTTCTTGTACACTGCTACATGGCCACCAGCACAATTCCCAAATGAAACTAACATCAATGCTCCTGGTTATGGTGTTATCTATTTGGCTGCTGTTAGTGGTTCAGGACCAATGGTTTTACAAGGAGATGCTCCTGCTAACAGAAAAGAATTAGTTATTGCTTGTGAAGTAGCTAGTGTAGGTCCTCCAGTTGCTTATGGTACTGTAGTTACAAATGGTACTACAGGTTTAATTCCAGTACTTAGTGCTTGGTCTGGTGTTACATTGAGCTTCTAATCTATATATAAAAAATATATTTTACACATAGTTCCTAAATAATAAAAGGGAAGAGTTTTACATAGGAGTTCCTGTGGCTCTTCCCTTTATTATTAAATATAAATTAAAAATGTTAAAATTAAAAACATCAACTTGTGTAACAGAAGGTTGTACATTAATGACTATATCTGATGTTACTGGAATATATAATTCTATTAATAATACAACTGGTTGGGGTACACCTAATCCAGCTAAATCATCTATTACCTCAGCTACTATTGAAATAACTGCTCCTGGACCTGGACAAATTACTAGTACAGGTTTTGATGTAACATCTGTAGTAGTAGCTTCATCTTCTTCTATTCAAGAATTTGCTTTATATAGTTTATCTCCATCAGATATTGGTTTAAGTTCAGTATTTTCAAGTGGAATATATGAAATTAAATATACTGTAGTAGCAGGAGAAGATACTTATGTAGGTTACAATAAAATTATTGTAACTTGTCAAGAAAAATGTTGTATTGATAAAATGTGGGCAGCTATGGCTACTAAAGCTATATGCTGTGATTGTGATGAATTTCAACAATTTAAAAAAGTACTTTTAGCTTCAGATTTATTACAACTTTTAGATCAAGCAGGTAGTTGTATGAATATATCAGTTGTAAATTCTACTATAAATAGAATACAAAGAATCTGTTTGTTTAATGATTGTGGATGTTAAATAATAAAAAAATATTAAAATAATGTGTCAAGACTGTCAACCAGAATTACAATTATATCAATGTATAGATGGGTATAATGCCTTTACTATAACAACTGCTGCATTTACAATGCCAGCTGAAGGTGCAGGAGTAACTATTCAAGTTAGTAATGCAGGACAGTATACAGGTAAATGGGCTTCTCCTGGACAACTTATATTTATAAGTTCAAATTTACTTGTTAATGGATATTTTTCAGTAGTTTCTAGTACTAATACTAGTATCAACGTAATCAATGTTGAAAATACTGCTACACAAGCTTATACTCAAAATGCTGCTCCAGGAAGTATTTTTCCAATAGGATGTAAAGTAAGTCCTGCTGGAATTCAAGGTCCTGTTGGAACTTCAGGTTCTGCTGGTGCTACTGGCCCAACTGGTCCAACAGGATTAAGTGGTAACAATGGAGTTGCTGTTATTGATTCCCAATGGTTTAATATTCAAGATAGATATAACTTAACAGGTGGAACTACTAGTTATGGTTTATTTGGAAATGGTAGCGGTTCTAATGTAATTTCTACTGTTGATAGTACTTTATGGATGGGTACAAATAAAGATGAGTTGCTATATACTGCTATTATTATAACTAATAATAGTACTGCAAATAATAAAACAAATATTCTTGTAGCCATTAATAGTGCCAATGTACTTGGAGGTGCAAGTTATCTATGTGATTATGGTGTAACCAATGGTCAGTTAGATACAGGAACTAGCCAACAAGCTGCTTATAGAATTGAAGGTAAAATAACAAGAATATCAAGTACTACTTTTAGAGCTGAAAGCCATTGTTTCCTTACAACAGAAACTATTGGTAGAAGTATATCAGGTCATTATAATGGACCTGCTCAAAGTCCAGATGGAACATTTATAGATTTTACAACTATAAATATTAGTGGTCCAGATTTTTCAAATGATACTTATTTAATGCCTGTTATTGCTACAACAAGTCCTATTAACTCATATTCATTAATCCACTTCTCTGTTTGGGGAGGTAAAAAAGCATAAAAAATGCCACAATTAATTAATACACAAACTTTTACTGTAAATGCTGCTGGTGCTACATTTACTATAAATGACTACGATACATATGGTGAATATGTTATAACAGGAGTAGCTGCATTAGTAGCAAATAACTCTGTTATTTTTAGTGGAACTCCACTTCTTAACATGAATGTTAGAATTAGATATGAAGCTATTTGTAGTAATTCAGGTGGAACTGTAACCATTTTGGGAACTGTTCTTAACAATGTTCAAATGGGTCAACCTTGTTTTGCTGATTGCAACTACAATGGTGCTTCTTGGGATGTTCAAGTGTATGCCGATGCTTCTTCAACAGGATGGATTGTAAGTACTGATTTTAGCCCAAGCTCGGTAAACACAGCAGCTATTGCCAACAATGCAGTAACCCATGCTAAATATCAAACCATTGCCAACCAAACCTTTTTGGGGAATGTTTCAGGTGTAACTGCTAATCCATCAGCCTTAACTGTTTCTCAAATGCAAACAGCTCTTGGTGTAAATAGTGGATATGCTACTGTTTATTATGCAAGTATAACAATCCCAACAGCAAGTGTTTTGACTTTAAACACAACTCCGTTGACAATTGTGGCTGCCCCAGGCGCAGGGTTGGCTATACAAGTAGTTTCTGCAACTGCAAGTATGACTTACAACACAACTGCTTATGCTACAAATGGAAAATTAAACATACTTTCTTTAGGCTCTGTAAGTAGTCAAGCAGGTTTAAGTGCAAATGGCTTTTTGTTTGGAACAGTAACAAGAAATGTATCTTTTAATCTTAGCTCTCCTTCTACAATTACCGACACTCAAATTGGGGTAAACACACCATTGATTGTTCAGGTTGATACAGGAAACCCAACGGCAGGGGATAGTGATATAAAAATAACTGTTTTATATAGAATATTACCTATTTAATAATGGAACTAACAAAAGAACAACTTCTTGCACATATACAAGAACTTCAATGTAGATATGTTAAATACTTTAATAAGTATATGACTAGTATATCTTATGGAGGTAAACCTTCTTTTTGTTGTTTTGAGAATTTACAAGCAGTTAAAAATTACATTAGAATATTAAAAAATTCATATTCTGAATACCATTATGATTGTACAACTACTCCTGGAGAAAATGGAGAATGTTGTACAATATGTGATTTATCAGGAGGTCAACTTACTGTAGATTCCATTATTGTAAATGGAATTACTTATGATAATCCTGATACAACACCTGCACCTTTTAATTTATTTATAAATAGTTATTTAACTTTTGATACAAGTACACTTACTTGGTATCCTATTTATGAAGATGCTTCAGTTGAATATACATTTGATTGTACATCTAATGTATTAAATCTTATTGTATCACCTGATAATGGTTTTATTAATTTAAATTTTAATTGTTTAGGTACAGGAGCTACAGGTTATACTATGTATGAAGATGATGAAAGTATACTCCAAGATGTAATTTTAAATTTTTCTGTAACTGAAGATTTTGAAAAAGATTGTTCTTCAACTGGATGTTGTCAATTATCTAATTTAGAAGGTAATACTCTTAATGCTATTGGTTACTATATTTATTTTGGTGTTGATGCAGGTTATATTTCTTCAACTAATCCTGAATTTGAACCTGTTACATTAGAATTTATAAATAGTACTGAAGTTATTGTTACTAATGATTTAGGTAGTGAAACTTATACATATACTTATAATTCAATTACAGGTTATTTAGAAATATCAGATGGTACAAATAGTTTTATAAATTTCTTCAAGAAGTTGAAAATAAATCTCTAATTACATTATATTTTGAATTAACAAATGTTCCTGTAAATAGTACATGTTCTGGTGAAGAAGAATGTAAACCTGTATATTCATACTGTTTAACTAATAATGATATTCAAAATATTATAGATAAATCTTATGCAATACTATCTCAGTATTGTAATTGTTAAAAATAAAATACTTAAATAAAATGACTGGAAAACAATCATTAAATATTATACAAAAAAACTCTAGTGCTGTAATTACATTTGCAAAACCTGCACAACAATTACAACCTGTAAGTACTTCTGAAGGATTTGTTGGTTTAGGTGGAGTTATACCTGAAGGATCTAATTATATACTCATTGAAGTAGAAACTGTAAATGCTACACCTGCTGATGGAATTAGATTTTTAACTACTGGTGAAAATGTAACTACCTCTTTTGGTTTTAGAAGATTCGATAAAGAATTTTTTGATATTGAAGGTGCTGAAAATATAGCTAAATTTAAATGTATTGATATACTTGGATCAGGTAAAGTAGTATTAAATGTTCAATTTGGAGTTAAAAGATAATTACAATGGCTAAAGCTAAAGATAAAAAAGTTAATAACTTTACACCTAAAGAACACATTAAACATCCTGGAATTCATGCTAAGTCTAAAACATCAACTAATAAGACTTCTAAGAATTACAAGAAACCTAATGTAGGTCAAGGTAAATAAATTTAATTAAACCACAATGGAAAATCAAGAAAAAACAACAACTGAAGAAAAATTTGATTTAAATGCTTTTGTAGTTAAACAAGAAGATGCTTGTAGTAAAGAATTACAAGCTGTACTTGATAAATATAATTGCATGATAATACCAGAAGTAACTGTATCTTCAGAAGGTATAAAACCTAATTTAAAAATTAAATTTATAAAATAATGAGTGGAATAGTATCAAAAAGAAGGAATATTTTTACTTCAGCTTCTCAAGGTAGTGGAGGTGGTGTATCTTCTTTAACAGATGCTTCTATTTCAGGAGTTTCATTAATTGAAAACTCTACTGGTGTACTTAGAACCTTATTACAAGGTACTAATATCAGTATTGTTGATAATGGTAATGGAACTATATCTATTAGTTCTAATGCAGATGATATTACTGTAGTAGCTAATTATTCAGCTTTACCAGCAGCTAATACTGTATCTGGACAATTTTATTGGTGTTCAGCATCACAAGGAACTGCATGGCTTCCAGGTTCTCTTGGAGGTACTTATTATTCAGCAGGTCTATACTATTCTAATGGTACAATTTGGGAATTTATGGCTGTACCTTATCAAGCTACACAAGCAGAAGTTGATGCTGGAACTGTTACAGATAAATTTGTAACTCCTAAAACATTTAATGATAGTGCTCAATTAGCTGGTAAATTTCCAAATCCAACAGGTCTTGTAACACAATATATTAGAGGTGATGGTACACTAGCTAACTTTCCTAATTCAACAGGTGGTGGAGCTTCAGCTAGTTATTATCTTAATGGTTCAGTTTCTCAAGGAACTTTTGGAGGTGATACTTATTATGAAATGAGTAAAACACCAATACTTGGAGCAGGTACTAATTTTACAAGAACAAATGGAGCAGGTAATGGATATATTGCATCATTTATAACTGATGCTGGCGACCCTTCATTTTTAAATATACCAGGCGGTAATTGGAATTTAGAATTTTATTTTCAATCAAGTGCATCTGGTGGAAGTCCACAATTTTATGCTGAACTTTACAAAGTTAGTGCTACAAATGTTTTTACTCTTGTTGCAAGTGGTTCAACTAATCCCGAAGGTATTACAAATGGTACAACTGTTGACCAATACTTTACTTCAATTCCTGTACCACAAACTTCATTACTTATTACTGATAGATTAGCAGTTAGAATATATGTAATTACAGGTGGAAGAACTATTACATTACATACAGAAAACGGAAATCTTTGTCAGATAATTACAACATTTACAACAGGATTAACTGCTTTAAATGGATTGACAGATCAAGTACAGAACTTAACAGTAGGTACAGGTGGTACTGATTTTAATATTAGTTCTGCAACATCAACACACACATTTAATTTACCAACAGCATCATCTACTAACAGAGGTGCATTATCATCTACTGATTGGATTGCATTTGATGGAAAACAAGCTGCTTTAGGATATACTCCAGTACCAAATACAAGAACTCTTACTATTAATGGTACTGCTTTAGATTTAAGTGCAGATAGAAGTTGGACTGTAAGCTCAGGTATAACTGTAGGTACAACAACTATAACTTCAGGAACATCTGGTAGAATACCTTTTAATAATGGAGGTGTATATGGTGAAGATAGTGGTATTACTTATTCATCTGCCAACAAGAGATTGACATTAGGAGGAACAACAGGAGTTATTCCTTTGATAGCAAGAAACTCCACTTGGTCAACTAATTTCCAAGTTACCCAAAACAATGATAGGAGTACAGGTGCAATAGGATTTTTTAATGATGCTGGAAGTGCTGCTAAGACAATGTCTATCCTTTATAGGACTGAGTTCTCAATACAGAATGAAAATGCTGGTAATTACCCAGTTTTTATAACAACTAATGAAATAAAACTTAATTATAACGCAGCTATTTCAACAGGTGTTGCTTCAGCAACAGCTAAATTACATATTGGAGCACAAACAACATCAGCAAATACTGCTCCTTTAAAACTTACTGATAGTGGAGGTGTATTAATGACTACTCCTGAGAATGGAGCATTTGAATTATCAAATAATGTACTCTATTTTACTGTAAGTGGAACTAGAAAAACAGTTAATTTAGTATAATTAATAAATAATAATAACAATGATAATTTTAGATCAATCAGTAATTGTAGTACAACCTGTTTCTACAGATAAATTTATTATAGACTTAATTACAGATTCTCCAAAAGATAAAACTGTAATTGCACAAGTTTATCCTTTAGATGAAGTTACAGAAGAACCTATACAAGGAACTGTAAAATTTTTAACTCTATGGCAAGGAGATTCTTATGATGATATTGGTAACTGGACTCAAGAACAGGCTGAAGATAAAATTATTGAACTTTTAGAAGCATAATAAATGATAGCACAAATAATAATTTCAGAAAGTTTAATTCCATTTATTGTATTAGCCTTTGGAGTAGTACTTGCTATAATAGGATATTTTTTAAAAAAAGCAGTAGATAATTCTGATGCAGCTAAAGAAAAAGCTGATAGAGCTTTTCAAGAAACAATTATTATTGATAATAAAATTGATAGTAGACAAAAAGCTATTGATGAAAAACTTGAAAGAACACTATCAAGTTTAAATGAAACTATTAAAGAATTATCTGAAAGTGTTAAACCTATAGCACTTGTTATATGGAGATTAGAACAACTAGAAGAACATTTAAATAAAAACTAAAAGTGTTTACTTTTATATTAATAATCATAATCTTAGGTATAATGAAAAAATTTATGAAAAATTTATGGGAAAATTATAAAACTCCAACTCCAGATAAATTTAGAAAATTAGGTGATTGGTTATTACTTATAGCTGGTATAGGAGGTATTGTTTTAAGTCAATTAACTTTAGTTCCTGCATGGGTAGGATCAATTATTAGTTTAATAGGTATTATAGGTAAAATTTTAAGTAATTTTACATCAGCTACATCTGTTAAAGATGTACTAACTATTATAGATAGATTGGGTTATAATCCTAAAGAAGTTAAAAAATAATAAGATTTTAATACTTATAGTATAATTATTATTATTTTTGTAAACATTTAATTAAAACTACAT